TAGTAATCAATAGTAAGCAGCCAGTAATCAATAGTAAGCAGCCAGTAATCAATAGTAAGCAGCCAGTAATCAATAGTAAGCAGAGTAAGCCTATAAAGATAGAAGATGAAGATAAAGATATATTAAAACCATTGTCGAGCAAACTCGACGGAACAGTAAAAGATCTTTTCTCTTTCTGGCAAAAGACTCTCAAACATCCCAAAGCAATCCTAAGTGCAGATCGCTTGAAAAAGATAAAAGCGCGGTTGAAGGAGGGATATCCGCCTGAGAGGATAAAATCCGCTATTCTCGGTATTGCCAATAGCCCGCACAATATGGGGATTAACGAACACGGCAAGAAATACGACGATATTGAACTTATCTGCCGCACAGGGTCAAACGTGGATAGGTTTGCAGATATGGAGACAACCGAAGCTGTTGACGATTGGTGGCAGACTGACGAGGGCGGTAAGCCAATCTTCGGGATAGACGGCCAACTAATGCCTAGAGAGGATGACAGACCATGATAAATTTTGGATATTTCAAAGAAGGTCTAGCGAAGGTAGCGGCAGCTTTCAATGTAAGCAACCAGCGAAAAGAGGCTTTAGAAAATACTTACCACGACATATTAAGTTCTAAGATAAGTGATGCCCAATTCACTAAAGCGGTAGAACACATATTACTAAATGCAGAACGATTCCCTACCATAAAAGCGTTCTTAGATGTGGCTAGGATATATCCAGACCCAAAGGGCAACATTACGAAAGAACCTTGCGTGGTTTGCGATAGCACAGGTTGTATCGTTGCTAGGAGAGAAGGCTATAGAACGCTATTCTCTTGCAGCGAGTGTCATAACTGCGAATATGATTATCCAGAATGGAGCGACGATTACAGAAAAATAGGATTTAAGCCAGAATTCAGGGCAAGCGACTGGAATCCCAATGATGATGCCCAAATGCGGGGGCTGGCTATGATGGGAACAGGGAGCAAGGTGTGGAAAAAAGCGTCAAAAGATTGCCAGCAAGCAGCAATGAAGTTCGGAGCAAAACCTCATTCGGCTGGCTTAGAGGCAATCACAGGCAAGGCAGACCCACAAAAAGAAAGGCTCAGGAGACAGCGAGAGCGTCAAATTGAGACATTTGACATCTTAGGCAAGGTCAGAAACCTACACATAGAAGGGGAGGCAACATGACTGAGGACGGAACAAAATTAGTGTGCGCACCACAGGACATAACAATTGAGTACGGCGAGAAGCTGTGCGACATCCACAATTCAGTAATCGCAGACAAAAGGATGACAGAGCCTGAGAGAATGGCTTGCTTGCACACTCTAGTTATGGGTTTTTTATCTCATTATGTAGACGATGACCCATATACGATGAAGCTTCTCTTGAACAGCATAGAAATGGGTGCGGTAGTAGACAACGAAGTGCTTAGTTGAAAAGGGAGGTGAGTGATGATTAACAAAGACGGAGTAATCAATCGTGGTGGGGGAGAGATGTTCGGATTCGCTGGGAAATACGAGATGAGATGCAAAACTGTCAAAACAGTTGATGAGTGTGTTGATATGATGATCTGGCACTTAAAGATATGTGAAGAAGACGGCTGTCCTGCGTTCATTGACCGCGTGATGAACGGAGTTGTTAGAATGTGGAAAGCAGCAGAAGGATATAAACCGTTAATGTGGTGAAAAGAAGTTGACCACGGACTAAATACTGTTAAAATCCCGACATCAACACGCTAACGACTGCGACGAGAGAGCATCAACAACACATATTATATCCAGGGTGCAGAAGTCGCGGTTAGTTTTTATCGGGGGATTGATGGTTAAGAAGAAAGCAGCAAAGAATGTCAAGGCTCCTAATCCTGTCGGCCGCCCCACCAAATACAAACCAGAATACTGTCAGCAACTCATCGACTACATGATAGAAGATGGAAAACCCATTACAAAACCAATGGTTGAAGATAAAGTCATTGTCGATCATCACATAGGGTATCTACCTCACTTCTTTGAAGGCTTTGCGGTGAAGATAGGCGTTTGTCACGAAACGTTAAGAGAGTGGCGAGGGGAACACCCTCAATTTTCTGCGGCCTATAAGAAAGCTAAGAACATTCAGCTCGAAAAGATGGCTAAAGGGGCTTTAGGAGGCACTTTAGTTCCATCGACAACAATCTTCGCACTCAAGAATATGTTTGGATGGAAGGACAAGAAGGAAGTGTCCACCGATCCTGAGAATCCCTTAACAATCACGATAACCAAAACCTATGAAAGTTGATCTAACGAAACGCCAGACGATTGCATGGGATTATCTAACGTCCATGCTCGACATTGACCTGTGCTATGGCGGCGCAAAAGGTGGCGGCAAGTCGTTCTTATTGTGTTTATGGGCGTTTACATGGGCTAAATGGTTGCAAGAGTTCTTTGGCATTAAAGCGAACGATCATCCCTTGCCAGTTGGATTCATCGGCAGGAAGCGAGCGAGTGACTTCTCAGACACGACATTTGAAACGTGGAAGAAGGTTATTCCGTCCGAAGCCTACACAATACGCCAGATGGATAAAGAGATCGTGATTGATAACGCGGTCAAGATTATGTTCGGGGGCTTAGACGATCAAGCCAACATTCAGAAGTTCAACTCCGCTGAGCTTGCTTTTATAGCCCTCGATCAAGCCGAGGAAACCAGCAAGGACGATATAAGCGTGTTGGAAGGTTCTTTGAGATTAACGCACAATGGTAAAGTCCCCCCATACAAGTCTTTGTACACCGCCAACCCAAGAGCAGGATGGCTGAAGGACGACTTTGTTAAGGGCAAGCGTGACGGGGCTATATTCGTAAAAGCCCTTCCTGCTGACAATCCCCATTTGCCAGACAGCTACGAGGAAAGGCTTAAAACAGTGTTTGGCTATAACTCAGCATTGTTACAGGCTTATCTCTACGGTGAGTGGGATGTGTTTGAGGGAATGTATTTCGAGGAGTTCGACAGGAATTACCACGTTTATAATCCTCACGATGTAAAGATACTTCCTAGCTGGCCTAGAGTGAGGTCGGTTGATTGGGGGTATTCAAGCCCGATGTCGTGTAATTGGCACGCAATCGGCCCTGACCAGCATATTTATACTTATCGAGAATACTACGAAACCAAGAAGCTCGACGTTATGGCGGCAAAGGAAGTAGCAAGCCTCACATCGGAATCGGAGAATGTTTTGTACACGGTTGGCGATCCCCAGAGTTTTCCAGTTAAGATTGAGCATTGGAAGCAAGGCAGGTCAGTTGCGGTCAAGCGTTCCGATGTGTGGGCTGAGAACGGTGTCCCGATGATTATGGGCAATTCAGCACGAGTGGACGGCTGGTCAAGAATGAGGGAGTATCTACGGTTGCGAGAATATCAGGGTGGACAATCGGCATGGTGGCATATATCAAGCGAGTGTCCTAATTTAATACGAGAGGTCACTAGTGCTTATTACGACAAGAGAAACATTGAGGACATAGCTCCTGAGTGTTCTGACCATTCGCTAGAAAATTGCAGATTGTTTTTTATGTCACGACCGCCGCTTTGGAAGGACAAACCAGAAACGATGACAATGTTGGAAGCAGCGGAGAAACAAGCGGAGAGAGAAGAAGAATCGAAACCCCATAGACTTGGGGCGTTCTGATCGGGGACATACTAGTTGGATGGGGGAACCCGACACCTCCCATCCCCCCGTTCAGAGCGAGCAAGCATGCACCTAGAGTGAAAGGTGAGCCGAATAAATTGGGAATAATGGTTTTCGTGCAGACACCCAAACCTTAGCTCTCGGTCTGCAATTATAGAACGGAGGCATTATGCATGAGATGAAAACAGCAAATGAATACATAAGGGCCAATAGCGGCTTGATTGAGTGTCCCAAGTGCAAGGTTGGATTGTATTATGTGCGAAACTGGAGACGCATTAACGCGGAGTCAGTTATGGATCCAAAGGAACTCGTATCGCTAACAGACGACCCGTTGCCAGAGATAGGCGCTAGGATGCTTTGCCCTCTTTGTTCTGAGTTACTGTTTCACCTTTTTAGGAAGGGAGGCTCTAGTGCCTAATCAATGGAAGGGCGGTTGCGTAAACTGCGGTAAATTCAGATGGACACCAGAGGAACTTGCGGAAGGAGTTGACCTCGCAAGTCGAAACGTTCATATTATGCGCAAAGATGGCAACAAAACCATCGTGGGAATGTGTAAAGAGTGTTTCGATCTGGACGATTACGACTTAGATAACATTAAGCAGAACTGGTACAACTCAGAGCTAGAGTGCTTGAACAGTAGAGTTAAGGGCAAAGAAGAACACGCTTTAAGATTGCCTTTAGTCGAAGGCATCAAAGACTTAGAGTTTGTTGGGTTTGTGAAGCCGTAGTCGGGAGAAAGTAAGTCAATCGGGTGGCGGTAGTTTTGTTATCGCAAAGAAAACACAAAGAGAAACGCTGGATATGTGGAAAGCCCGCATATCGTTGGCTAAAGATGCCCGTGAGGAAGTATTAAAAGACGGGGACAAAGCCGTTGAGAACTACGAAGGCAAGATAGACGCAGCCACGGGCTGTAAGGACACATCGACGCTTAATCTCGTTTATGTGGATATGAAGCAATCTATCCCTGAGTATTATTCGCAGAACCCCAAGCTATTTGTAGACCCTGACGAGCCAGGAGCCGAGGAAGATGCGGAACGTGCTGAACTCGCTCTGAACATTCTATGGCCTAAACGCCAGATGAAGCCTCTAATGCGTGACGCGATTAAAAGCACCAAGTTCTACGGTGTTTGCGGGTTCAAGACTTATTTCAACTTCAAAAAAGGTGCTGTTAAAGACGAATGGAACGACCGTATAGAGAATGATGACGTTAGAACTGATCGAGTGCCGCGCAAGTTCTTGCTGAAAGACCCCAGCGCAACATGTTGGGATACTTCCTGCTGGATTGGTCACGAGATTATAGCTAAAGTCTCTGACATAGCCGAGCGATTCAACATCAAAGACAATAAAGATATCACGGTTACGAAGTCCGACACAGGTTCGTCAGATTTGGACGGCTATGAGGACATTGAAGCTATTAAGGGTGATTTCCAATACGGTACTTATTACGAGATTGAAGATCGTAAGAAGGGTGAAGTATTTACGATTGTTGACGGTCTGGACAAATTCGCTAAGAAGCCAACGAAGAAATCTTACAAGTACGACTCGATGTGGGATTTCCTAGAGTACAACGATATTCCCGACAGACCTAACACGAAGGGTGATTACTTCTTCTGGAGAGCGCAGCTAGAGGAAGTGGCTATCTTTCGCACCATGCTTATTAATCACGCCAAGAAGGGCAACGCTAAGTACGCTTGCTATGGCGATCTGTCTCCAGCGCAAAAGCTCCAGCTAAAATCAAACGAGGACTCCACTTGCGTTGATTTATCACCGACGCAGAAGGTTGACCCGATTGTTCACTCTGGCATTGACCAGCAAGTATTTATGGCTGACCAATCCGTGAGGGCAGATATTCAAGTTCTGTCTAAAGGCCCACGTCAGTCAGCGGGTAAAAAGACAGCCACCGAAGTCAACGCAACTGAAGCAGCAGCGCAACAGGTATCTGGTGAGAACCTTGAAAGACTAGAGGAAGTCATTGCATCCATCGCTAATAAATGGGTTAGCCTCATGCAAGATAACTACTCCAATACACGCACCGTAGCTCTTACGGGTATGCCTGACTATAAGTTCCAAGACTACCAAGACAGGTTGGGCGAGTCGATGGACGGTAGTTCAAAGCATCCTTTCCTTAAATTCACTAAGGGCGATATCGGCAAGAAGCTGAACGTCAGAATTAAAGCCGGATCCACAACTCCTGACTCCGATCAAACCCGCATGGCTAAGTTTCAAGGGTTCATGAAGTTCGTATCCACAGGGAAGTTAATGGCTGGTGTTGATTTAGAGGAAGTGTTGAAGGAAGCCGTCGAAGTCTTTGATGTTCGCAACGATAACCTGACGATGGGCAAAGACAATCCGATGGAAGAATCCAGATTGTTAAACGCTGGTGCTTACATTGCTCCAAAGATAAACGAGCAGCACGACAAACATTTACAAATACATGAGATGGAATCCAACGGCAATAACGAGAACATTCTACATATTCTCGGCCACAAGATGTTTAAGGCTCAGATGGACGCAAACCAAATGGCAGAATCGGCAACAACTCCGCCGAAGATGCCCCAAACAGGTCAATCCTTTGTAGGAGCAGACCAGCAACAACCTGTGGCGTTACCACCACAGGGTCAGCCAGTACAACAAGGCCCAAGTGGGCCACCACAAACCGCGCCAATAGGCGCAGGAGGCATTAGATGACAGACGAAAACACAGAGGTAGCCTCGTCAGCGACCGAAACACAGACGGAAGTAGTGACGGAACCAGTAGTTACCGAACAGGCATCGTCGGCAGCGACGGAAAATACTGCATCGCCTGACCCAGTACCTTACGAAAGGTTCTCGGAGGTAATCGAGCAGAAGAACGGTTACAAGACTCAGCTTGACGAACTCCAGATTCAGAACGAAGCCCTCAAGTTGGTGCAGCAGCAGAATCAGCAGCGTCAACCACAAGTTACTCAGCAAGATCATGACAACATGGTTGAGCAGTTTGGGCCAGAGGGTGCAGCAGCAATAAGGGCTGACATGGATGAGATTTTGAATAAGAATTTCATTCAGCCACAATTACATCAACAGTACGCTAACGCTTATAAACAGCAATACGATATTGGCAAAGGCAAGTTTGGCGAGGACTGGAGCAAGTACGATTACAAAGACCCGCTAACGGGAGAGCTAAAAGGCAATAAGGTTCTTGATCTTATGTCTAGCGCACCAACTCTCACACTAGAGAGCGCATGGAACGCTACTAACCCCGTTGACAAGGCAAAGATGGAGCAGGATATGAGAGACAAACTGACCGCTGAGTATAATGGTAAAGCAGAAAACACAGCAGCAGGAGCCTCCACTTCCACACCATCAGCCACGGGAACAGGCCACGCTATGACTACGGAAGAAGCCTATGCACAAGCGGAAGCTGAATTAGGCGGCGGCTAACCAACGATGTCGGGAGAAAGAAAGCTGCTCGGGCAGCAGTAGGCAGTAATGCCAGGAAACACTAATTTTGATACAGTAGCATCAACGACTTTTAACAACTTGCAGAAGAAAATGGCGGATAATATCTCGGATAATATCCCCTTGTTTAAGTATCTGAAGATGAAGGGTTCTGTTGTAGTCAGCGGTGGTGACAAGATTGTCCGTCCAATGATCTACAAGATGGCAAACGCTCAGTCTTATTCTGGTCGCGACTCCCTCGATCTTACCGATCCAGGCGGCATCACGGCGGCAGAGTATAACTGGAAGCAGACCATCGTTCCAGTAACAATCGACGGTATCACCAAAGCAAGGAACGCTGGTCGTGAGAAACAGATCAGCATCCTCGATACGTTGAAGCAGCAAGCTGAAATCTCGATGGCTGATAAAGTGTCTGAGATGATGTTTGGCGACGGTACGGGCAACGGCGGTAAAGATATGCTCGGCCTTCAAGCGATTGTTGACCACGCTCCAACCACAGGCGTTCTCGGT